ATTATAGCATACTCTTTCCCGAATGCAAGTGTTTTTTCAAAAATTTTTCCTTTACGCAAAAGTCAAGAGTAAAAGCAGAAAAAACTAAAATATTTTTTCAGAAGGCTTCAAGCGGCTTCGGCGACGTATCTTTCAAAGAGCGATCCGGACGTTTCAAAGCCTAAAATCTCGCGCGGGTAATTGTTGATCCACGTTTCGACGCGCTGAATATATGCGGCGGTTACTTTCCGGAAGTCCGTTCCTTTCGGCAAGAACCGCCGTATCATTTTGTTTATGTTCTCATTCGTGCCGCGCTCGTATGCGCTGTACGGGTGGCAATAGTAAACCTTCGTGCGCTTCCGGTCTTTTCCGTAGATGGATTTTTCAATTCCGGCGCAATCCATGAATTCCGATCCGTTGTCAAACGTAATGCTTTTGAATATCTGTGAAAACTTCTTCCCGAAGCGGCGTTCTAATTTGTTCAGTGCCGCCACGACGCTGGCGGCGGTCTGATCCGGCATTTTGATAATAATTTCGTTCCGCGTCAAGCGCTCCGAAAGAACGAACAAGGTTTCCTTCGTCCGCTTCTTCCCGCATACGCAATCGCCTTCCCAATGTCCGAAGGTCTGCCGATCGTTGATTTCCTGCGGGCGTTCCTCTATGCTTTCGCCCTGCGGCGCGCGGGCGGCTTTCTTCCGCTCTACCTTGTCATACTTCCGCTTCCGCTCCCCGTGTTCCGGCAAGCTCTCGCGGCTGATCCCGTAGAATATGCCTTTGTCGATGTAATTATAGATCGTCTTTTCGCTGATCTCCGTTTTGAAGGTCAGCCCCAGCCGCTTGATTTCTCCGACGACGGCGGCGGGGGAATAGCCTTCTTCACCGATCTTCTTTTCAATAAAAGCTGACAATTCGTAATCGTTGCCGATCTTCAATTCGCCGCCTTTGGCTTTTAGGTTCTCTTCATAGCGCTGTTGCGCGATCTCCGGCGAATAGCGTTCTTCGGTCGTCAAGTCGGAATTCAAATGCGTATAGCGTCCGCGCTTCAACTCCCTGTATATCGTTGTATTGTGGACGTGCAGACGGTCAGCAATCGCGCAAGGCTTCAAGCCCTCTTTCAAGCCTTTTTCGATTTTTAGGCGGTCTGTCCATGTTAAGTGTTTGTGCATTCTTCCTTCCTCCAGCTTCCGAATATGACAAAAGGGCGGCATTTCTGCCGCCCTTCGCCCTCTCTGATTATCTGCTTGTGATATGCAATTCGCTTTTAAGCGCCGCTTGCAGGACGGCGGAAAAATTCACACCAGCCCGCTCCGCTTCAAAGTTAAGCCATGAAGGAATGGTGCAATTCTTCTTCACGACGCGCATATCGTTCTTTCTGCGGTACTCCGCGAAATCAACGTCAACCAGCGAAACGATCGCGCCGGACGGCGCTTCGGCTTGTGCGCTTGCAATGCTCGACGCTTCCGGCAACGCTTCGCCGTCGTCCTGCATATCAATTCCCATAAGCCCGATTGCGTCCCGCGCCATCTCGATCGCGTCCGGAACGTCCTTGCCCTGCGTATTGATATTGAAATCGGGGACAAATACCACGATGAACTCTTTTCCTTGCGTCATAACGATGGGATATGCGTTTTTCATTCTGAATACCTCCTTCAAATCTCCGCGTATTTTGCTTTTGCGTCTTTAAGGCGCGGCAATGTTTCGATCACGCTTCCGGCTTCGTCTGTTACCTCGAACACGTTTTTCAAAGTACCGTTGACGCGCCGATCAACGCTTGTAATCGTGAACTTTCCATCTTCGCGGACATACTTTGAAAAGAACGCGACGTTTGCTTGCTTTTTGAATTTCATTGTCCGTACCTCCTATATTGTTGTCAAGTGTCGGCGGGCTTATTTCAGCCCGCGCCGCTTGATGATTGCTTTTGCTAACTCTTCGTCGGTTTCTCTGTGCCTTACGACGCTTTCCCTTTGACCGTCCTTCACGTATATGTCGTGGTTCGCGCCGTGCCGCTTGAACTTCCAGCCGTTTCGCTCTAAAAGCTCGATAAGGTCTTTTGTTTTCATCTGCTGTCCTCCTTACATTTACTATTATACGCCTTCAATGCGTATATGTCAATAGGTTTTGAGAAAAAATTATGCGTATTTTATGCGCCTATAAAAGAAAAGCGGCGACGGGATCACCCCCGCCGCCGTTATTCGTCTATACCTAAAAGCCAATTTACCGAAACGCCCAGCACTTCCGAAAATACTTTCAATTCAAAGTCGGATACGAAGCGCGTACCGATTTCAATTCGGCTTATACTGTCCCGCTCCATGTTGATCCCTTTCAACTGTATTTGTGCGGCTAAATCCTCTTGACGTAGCCGCCGGACGACGCGCGCTTCGCGCAATCGGTCGCCGCAAATGTTCTTTTTGCCGTTGTAATCGTATATCTTCATTTCCGCCGCGATCCCTCTTCATTCTGATTATTTGCAAAGCGTGTGTGAATATTCTGCTTTATTCTTGATTTTAGCGCACGGCGGGCGTATAATTGTGTTAAAGGTCAGAATGGGCGAATTCTGCCTTAAAAATTTACAATTTGAAAGGGGAATGAGAATGAAAAAATCTTCTATCGCTCTTTTTGTTGCCGCCACGCTGTTCCTTTTATGTTCCTTCACCTTCCTTCCGGACGGGATCGGCGAATTCGCTTCCGGTGTTGCCGTTGCCGTTGTCCTTGCTCTTGTAGGATTTTCCAAAGAGAAAAAGGCGCGTAAAGCCGCCGCCGAAGCGCGCTTGAAGCAAGAGGAAGAAGCCCGCGCACAAGCGGAAGCAGAAGCCCACCGACGCGAATTTGAAGCTACGCACGGCGTTCTTTCTTTGCCTGTGTCCGGCGTAACATTCGATAGCCGCCAGCGTGTTCTTGCGAAGCTGTATCGCGAAAGCGACGGGATTGGAATTGACGGTCGTTTGGAAACGTGCGAATACGAAGGCGCGCCCGCCGTCCGTGTTTTCGCAGAAGATGAATTGATCGGATACGTTCGGAAAAGCGATCTTTCGCAAACGCTCCCGATTGTTGATCGCGTCGATGATGTAACGATCACGATTGATTGCTTTGAAGATAACGAAAAGATTTACAACGCCGAAGCGCGCGTCGTCTATACGAAGTGAACCAAACAAAAAAAATCCCCCGTGAAGGCTTGAAAGCCCGCACGGGGGATTGTTCTTTATGCGGCGGAAGGCTGAAAGGGGAAGCGCGATCCGCCGCGTGTTCAATTACTCTTTATTTCCGTTGATCTGCTCCGCCGGAATGCCGTTTACCACAAAATAGTCCGGAAGATTAAAGACGGCGGCTTCGATCAGTTTATCCAGCGTTTCCGCGTCGATCTTGAAGCCCTTGCTATTCAGAAATTCAACAACGTATGCTTTCTTCTCTGCGCCCCTGCCGCTTCCGGTGTAAAGCTGTTCGGCGGCTTCGACGGCAACCGTTACCCACATTTTGATTTTCTCAAACTGTGCGGCGGTCGTCTTGCTTCTGATCCACGGGATCACGAAGGCGGTAATAATAGCCGCGATAAGAGCGATCACGGCGTTTGCAATGCTGGTAAGATCAATAGTCATTGTTTGTATCCTCGCTTTCTGTTATGTCGATTTTTTCTTTTTTCTTGATCCTGCCGACGATTACTTCGGCAAGACGCTTCATCATCATTGCGCCGCATTCGATCACGACAGCGCGGAAATACCATTCGATCAGAACGGTTTGTTCCTGCCGCGTGATAAGGAATGAAACGTACTGCGCGACGATGAAAGCCGCCGTTGTAATTGCGATCACAATAACGGCTTTTGTTGCGAAGCGTTCGTCAGCCTTGAAGAAGCGGCGCTTCGCCACCCGCTTCCCGCTCGAAGGTTTGTTTTTCATTGCGTCCCCTTTCATAGCGCAATTAACGCACGGCGCGCGTTGTGTAACGCATACCGTGCGTTGTGCGTGTGTTAAACAAGCGTTAGATCATCGACGTTCACCGCCGCGACAACCGTTCCGCCGTAGGTAATCACGGCGCGCTTTCCGGAAAGCTCTTTGACGATGTGATCGCGGGAATAGACGAAGGAAGCAAGGCTTCCGCCGGAATAGGTTTTCGCGCCCGCTTTCACGCGCACTTTGCTTCCCGTTGTGATCTTCCGCTCCGATGTCCCGCCGGAAATGTCCTGCGCGTCCACCCAGCCGTACACGGTCGAACCGCCGCCGGACACTTTTACAAGGTGGTACTGGTGCTTTCCGCTCTTGTAAATCTGCGTGATCTTCGCTTTGCCCGCTTTGCAAGGCTTCCCGCTCGAAGCGTTCGCGCTTGTGTAATGTTTCGTTCCGATGAACTCGACAATATCGCCGACGGCATACCCCGCCACGGCATTGTCTTTTTTACCCTCCGCCGTGCCGCCGGAAGCGTCGGTCTGCGCGCCTGTATAGTCGATATAAGGTAACTTCCCGTGCTTCCTCCATGTGCGCGCGTTGTAACCCGCCTTCTTGCCGATATTTGCAACGGCGGTAATCTGAACTTTGTTATCCCAGCGCGGCGTACATTCAACGCCCAGCCCGTTTCCGATGTAAACGCCGATATGACCTTCGCACCACAACGCTTCACCGACTGCAACGTTTGAAAAGTCCGTCGAAACGCCCGCACATTTTGTAATCATCTGATCTGCTCCGATGTCCGGAACGCCGTTCACGGCATAGGACGCGCCGCCGTAACTCTTCGCCGTGTCGCCGTGCCAGCCCCATAAAATGCCTTTTATAAGGCAAACGCAATCGAAGCCAAACGTATCCGCGCTTGCGGCGTTAATCATGCGCGTTCGCGCCGCCTGTTTGTTGTATGTATGATTGCTTGTATAGCGCTTTTTGTTCGCCGCCGACATAGGCGCGCCGAAGCAACCCATAACATAAAGCGTTTTATAATTCTTTGCAACGTCGATCAGCTTTTCGACGAATGCGGCGCTTGTCATTTTCCCCACTTTGTTTTCCTCCTTCTTTGTGTCTTTGCCCGCCACGGCGTACTTGTCAAAATACTTTTGCCCGTAGCTTGCGCGCCGTTTCTGTGCGGCTTCGCTCATATCCGCCGGACGTTCAAATTTCAGAAGAACGCTATCGGAAGCGGCGCGGACGGTCGTTGCGGTTTTAAGCGTATTCAATACGGCTTTGTATCCGCTCGAAAGCTCCTTGAAGCAGAAATCCAACTGCATTTCAAGATCGCCGATTGACCTTCCTTTTGAACGCGCGAAAGCAAGCAAGGCTTCCTTCCTGCTCCAATACGTCCATTGTGCAAGCCCGTATCCTGCGCGATCCCGCACGAAGTTTCCATACGTCCCGTTGTCAACTGCCGCCGTGTAGCTTTCATCCGTGTGTCCCAGCTTCTTTTCGTAGCTGTTTTGAAGGTTTTTTGGATTAAGCGCACTTTCAGCGTAAAGATTACCCATCAAGCCCGCCGCCCCCGCTTCGGTTAATCCCCGCGCGATACAATAATTCCATATTCGCGCTTCGTTGTTGCTCCCTTTAAGTGCCATTTAATATCTCCTTTGCAATGAAGAAGCGGCGGGGAAGCCCCCGCCGCCGCTGGTGTTACTCTGCTTGATCCATTCGTTTTTCGATGTGGTCAAGCCGCTTGTGTGCCTGTTTCGCCGACGCTTCAACGTCGGTCAAGCGCGTTACGAACTCCGTATTCGTCTTTCGCTGTTCCTTCTGCTCCGCCTTGATTTCGTCCGTGTTCGCCTTGATGTATCCGATCTCGGTTAAAACGGTCGCGTCGTGCTTCACATTGCTTTCCTTGTCCTTGTCCCTGCTACGAACAAAAGCGATATAGCCGAACACGATAGCGCATACGGTAGAAAAGACGGAAAGAACCGTTGTGAAAGTGTCCATCGTTGATCCTCCTTCCTGCCGTTATGTTATCTCTTCCCACTTCGTCGAATTGACGCGCGGGGAATAGACGGAAGATTTGAAGTGCTGGGCGACGCATACCCACTTCTTCCCGTTGTGCGTTACCTTTGTTCCCTCCGTGATTACTTCGCCGTCCGGAAGGTCAGCCCATGCGCCGATTTGCTCTTCGGTCGGTGTAAGCGTCCATTTGTCCGGATTTGAAGCAGGGGATTTCCCGCGGCTGTAATGCGTCGCCGTGTAGCTCACGCCGTCAAGCGTTACCACGTCGCCCGTAATATAGCTTTTCTTCTCGTTCCACTCTTCGCCTTGCTCCGGAAGGGAAACAAGGTTATTGCGGATACTCGAAATAATGCTTTCTTCGGTTTCGGCGCGGGCGGCTTCAACCTCCGCCATGATCGAAGCGCGCAAGGCTTCAAGCTCTGCCGCGCCGATCTGCTTTTCGCTCCTCTTGTGTGTTACGCTCATTCAAAATTCCCCCCGATCCCCGATACCCAGCAAGCGGTCAGCGCGTCGCCGCGCTGGACGGTTACGCGGATATTCATTCCGTACCGTGCCGCCGTGTTGATCTTGTTTGTGAAAACGTGTGCAACGCCTTGAACAACCGCGTTCGTGCAATCCTCCCAAACGGGGGAAGCGTCAAACGGATTGTTTGTCGCTTCAACCTTGAACGTGCCGCCCGCCGGAATATCTCGCGTTACCTTGATATTCGCGCGTGTCGGCTGGCTGTCGGCTTCCAGCGGCGCGGAAAGCGTGATAACGAAGCCCGCAATCGACTTCGTGAACGTCAGCGTCCGAACGGCGCTATTTCCTGCGCTGTCGGTCGCCGTAATCGTGATCGTGTGCTTTGCATTCGTAAGCGCCGTGAAGGTGTTTCCGACAACGGAAAGCGTCTGCGTTGCGCCCAGCGTGATCCCGTTCTTCGTTGCGATTGTCTTTCCGTCGATCTTTTCAACAACGTTCACCGTGTCGCCGTCCGGATCGGTTACGCTGTATTGATAGGTGAAATCGGCGCGCTTGATCCCAAGATCGGCATTACTGCCGGAAATCACGGGCGGCTGGTTATGGATTACGGCAATATCTCCGCTTGTGGTGTATGCGGAATAATTGCCGTAGCTGTCCTTTGCGCGGACGCGGTATTTTAACGTGTTCCACGCGGTCGATACCGCTTCCGTGAACGTCCTGCTTGCGGACGCTTGAACCTGTGTCCACGCGCCGCTGTTGTATGAGCGCTCGAAACAATAGGTCAGCGCGTCGCCGTCCGGATCGGTCGCCGCCGCGCAAGAAATGTTGATGTTCTGCCCGCTGTAACACGTTGCTGGTGCGGTAATGCTGGGCGGCGCGGAAGGTGCGGAATTGTAGATTACCGTATAATTTCCGTCGCTGTTCGGGCTGTCAGATACCAAGATAGAAGATTTAAGATTACAAAGCGGGCGAACGCCATAGATGCCGAAGTACGCGCTGGTGTTGAACAAAGAGCCGACCGAATGGACGTAGCGGACGTAGTAGGCGTCCGACGAAGAAGGCGTTCGTAGCCACCAATACCAGCCCTTTGACGTGCTGAAATTGCTGTTCGTGTACTCCGAATTGCTCACGCATTGCGCCGTAGGATAAGCGACGCGGGAAGCGTCGTTGCTGAATAGTGCAAGAAGCGTTCCTTCTGCGATATTGTTTTCATTCGCAAGCCCCACTTCTGTGGTAGACGGAAGGAACATTTTTGACGTTACCGTTTCATAACTTCCGCCGTCGGTAACGGTGTTCCTTGCGACGGTCTGCGTTGTGGTCAGAAGCTCCGCAACGAACTTCGGATCAAGCATAGCAAGGAAGCCCGCCCACGCGTCGTACTCGTTGTAATTGTTCCATACGTTCGCGTTCGTAGGCGGCGCGTCCGCGCTGTGCTTTGCGCTGTACCACTTACCCGCCGCCGCGTTGCTATTTAGCCATTGCAGAATGTTTGAATGCTGATAGCGGTTATTGCCGTATTGTTTCCGGTCGCTGTTGCTGTTGCTCGGCTCTTTCGCGTCGAAGCACATTAACTGAATGATCTTTTCCGTAATCAGCGTTACGGAATTCGACGGGTAGCCGCTGTGGTTCTTGTCGGCGATCTTGAAAACGATTTTCGATCCGAAGCGTGATTGATACGCCGAAAGAACCGGAACTTCGATTTTCGCGCCCACCGACAAACTGCCTAATGTTTTTGACATTGTGCCGCCTCCTTTGTTTTCATTAAACCGTTGTAAAACTGATCCGTCCGCCGGATCAAGTGATAACTGTTTCCCTTTTCGGCGTGTCCCCTCCAGCTTTGATAGGATTGTTCAACGGTCTTTGCGTCGATCCGTCCCGCCGCGTGAAGGGCGGCTAATTTCTTCAACTTCCGCTTCATATTGTTCTTGCTCCGGCGGCGCACCTTGCGGATCACCGCGCCGCTTTCGGTCAAGTATGTATGAAAGCCCAAGAAATCCACGCCGTGTGATAAGGGAAAGATATTTGTTTTCGCATTCAGCGAAAGCCCGCGTGCCTGTACGAACGCTTCAATCTGCTTCCGGCACTCCTGCAAATATGCTTTGTCGTGATGGATCAAAAAGAAGTCGTCCATATAGCGCCCGTAATATTTGATACCCAGCTTTTCCTTTACGAAGTGATCCAGCCCGTCAAGGTAGAGAAGGGCGAAAAGCTGTGAAGTCTGATTGCCGATCGGTATTCCTACGTTTCCTTCGGTGCTGTCGATGATAAGATCGACAAGCCACAAAACGTCCGGATCGGTTATCTTCTCGCGGATTAAGGTTTTCAAAACGTCGTGCCGGATCGAATAGAAATACTTTGAAATATCGCCTTTCAATATCCAGCCGTCAATTCCGTTCTTCCTGTAAAACCTCCGCATGAACTCTTGAAGCCTGTCTAACCCGTAATGCGTACCTTTCCCCACCTGTGACGCGTAGTTATCGCGAATGAACGATCTTGTCAAAATCGGTTCAAGCACGTTATCGCAAAGCGAATGTTGAACAACCTTGTCTTTGTAGCTGTTCGACATAACCACGCGGCGCTTCGGTTCGTATACCTCGAACGTGTTATACGGGGACATGGTATAGCGCTTCGTTCTGATCTGCGCGCTTAATAGGTTCAGCGCTTCAAGAAGATTAACTTCAAACTTTGCCGCCGCTCCTTTCCACCTCTTGCCTTGCCGCGCCTTTCGGTAGGCATTGTATAGGCTTTCAAAACTGTGTATCTTTTCAAAGTCTGTCATAATAAAAAATCCTCGCTGTTTATAACCTTTGCCAGCCGCCGGAAGGCGGTATGCTCCGGTATCGGCGATCCTGTATTCGTCCCCGCCGTGGATAGCGGCGACGGGATACACCTTCCTTTGATGGTGGTATTCTGCTTTCGGCTGTGCCTACTCGTTCACATAGTCCACCGAAGCGGGCGAACGCCATTGTTGCCGTTGTACGCGTTGTTGTTGTTCAAAGAGCCGTCCGAATTGACGTTGCGGACGTTGTTGGCGTTCGACGAATTAGGCGTATCAAGATGTACCCCGAACGTTTTTCAAGCTCTCGTTTTGTCCCGCTTCTTCCACGCGGTCGTCATGTACTTCACTTCAAGCGCAAGTTTTGACCAATATTCGCAACTGCTCATAGAAATAAAGCCCATTTCCTGCGAAAGCTCTATGAAAAATAGAAGCTCCTTGCAATAGGTCAGCGCCTTTGCTTGTAGCTTCTGCCGTTGTCTGTATTCCTGCGCGTCCCGAAGGTCTAATTCGTTCGCTTCAAGGACGCATTCGTAAATGTCCACCGCTTTATCCTGTATGCGGTTTACCAGTGTAAAACGGTATTTCTTCGGGTAGCGCTCCGTCGAATTCGTGATCGTGAAGGTGTGCTTTACAAGGTCTTTTGCTTTCACAATCACGTTGAATTCCGTCGGTTCTTTCCGCTCCCGCTCCGGTCTTTGCATATATGCACCGTCCTTTCCGCATTCGCTCGATCATAGCGGTATCGTCGGCGCACCCGTCGAAATCGAAGCCCGCTTCGGTAACGGTCAGCGTTGCCGCGTTCCCTGTAACCGTTGTTCCTGTGATCTGTAATACCTCCGCGCCGCAAGCCGCGCATGGCGGGGAAAGCTCCGCGAAGATGTTTCCGATCACGCACGACAATTCCGCCGCCGTGCAAGCGTACCGCGTCAGCATTCGATCCTCTGCAAGCTCTCGTTCCAAATGCCCGTTGACGAAACGCCGTCGAGATCGTCGAAGAGGATCAAGAACGGATTTGCCGTAATGTCATTAAAAAGCACCGCTTCCAGCATATCAACGCGCGCGTCAAGCGCGTTCGTGATGTTCAGAAGGTTTGTTGCCGCGTTATCGTCAAGGACGGTTTGCAAGCCGTTAAACCATGCGTTGAAGTCCGCCGCCGCCTGTGTTTCAAAATCCGCCATGTGTTGCTCGAACGCGTCGTATTGCGTGTTACCCTGCAATTTCAGCGAATTCATATACGAAACAAGCGTGTTGTACTCCGCCGCCGAAAGGGATTGATATTCAGCGAACCACGCTTGAAGCTGTGCGTTAAAAGCCGCCGTGTCGATCTGCTGAACGACTGCGGCGACAACGCCGCAAAGCGACGTGTTCAAGCGCTGATCCGTGATCTTGCTTTGTGTGATAGCTGTTACGCCCGCGCCCACGTAGATGTCCGCCAGCGCAAGCTCGTAAACGTCTGCGTCCCTCTGCAATGCGGGCGCGGTAGGGGACGCGCTGAACGAAGAAGATTTGACCTTCACCGACATAACGCGGTTTGTCAAATCCCAGCGCACGACAATGCGATCAATGCGGTTCAACTGTCCGTCCGCCGTGTCAAGCTCGACGGCAAGATCGCCCGTGTTGAAGTAGAAGTAACCGTTGATCCACGCTTTGCCCGTTTTAACGTTCAGCTTCATTCCGTCGTTTGCAACGACTTGAAGCCCCGTCGAAGGGACGGGGAAAACGCCGTTCCCGATGAACGAAGCGAAGTATTCCGCCCAATCCTCCGCCTTGTACGTGCGATCGTGCGAAACGCTGTTGAAGAAACTTGATTTTTCCATGCTGTGAAGCCCTCCTTTATTTCGTAATCTGCCGAATTTGTGTCAGAAGCGCGGGCAAGCTCTCGCCGAAGGTAATATCTATTTCTTCGCCGCTGGTTTCGTAGGTTTCCGCGATCTCCGTTATGCGAACGTCAATGCGAACGTTCCAGCGCTTATTGATACACGTTACCCGATCGCCTAAATCGTAATCCGTGCCGTACTTCAAATTCGCGTTCGTGTTGATCTTTGATCCGAAAGCAAGCGTTTCCGCGTATTGCTCCAGCTCTTCAACGCCGCGCGCGGAAAGAAGCGCTAAATACTGCGCCGTTGTAAGCGTTACGGTCTGCCCGCTCTCGTTTTCGTATTCCTGCACGATGTCCGTTGCATTGATGAAAACTTCGTCGCGGGAAAGCCCCGCCGCGCTTCCGCCGACTTCGGCAACCTTCCGCGTTACGCCTTCTTTTTCCTCTCCGCCGACGTAAGCCGTTGTTTTAAGGTTTTCAACGCTGTTCGTGTATTCCTGTTCCACGATGTTATCGAACTCCTGCGAAAAGATACAAGGCGCGTTCCCTGCGGTATTGCCCGCCGTAAGATCGCGCCCTTCGTAAACGGAAAAGGTATGCTTGCCCGTGCGGGCATTTGTCAGAACCCGAATACCCAGCTTCGCCGCCTTCGCCGCCGTTTCCGCCGCAAGCTGGGCGTTCGCGTACTGCTCCGAAGTATAGTCGATCTGCCCGCTTCCGGTGTCTGCGTCGGTCGTTGATATGCTGAAATTTGGGATATTGCGCGCCGCTCCCGCGTTCGTGCAAGTCTGCTTCACAATGGCGTATAGAATGTTCTGCGTCGTGTCCTTTGTGATGATCTGCGTTGTCAAAATGCGCTTGCCGATCCACGAAAGAAGGAACTTGCCTTGAACCTCTATTTCCTCCATGCCCTGTGAATTCTTCGTGATGTGAATATAGCGGATTTCCGCCGCTTCGTTGCCGCCGCGCTTGATGATGATATTTTCCTTCACCAGCAAGCGGGCGTGTTCCTCCGTGAAGGGAACAAGCAACTTGAATTCGCCGCAACTCCAATAACGCCGCGTCCATATCAAGGACGAAATCTTTTCGACGATCCCTTGAAGTGTCATATCGCGGCTATAAACGTATAATTCCACCGCGCTACACCCCCAAATACAAGTTATTGTGATAGATCGAAACTTCGAGATTTTCGGCGTTCGCGTCCGCTGAATAACGGAAGAGATTGTCGCCCACGGCGATCTGCAAATACGAACTATCAACGTCGAGATAGCGGAACGCGTCTGTAATCGTGCCGCCACGGTTCAGCTTCACGGCTTTTTCACCGTAGCCCGTGGAAACGGTTAAAACGTCGCCCGCTACAAGCGAAATATTCAGCTTGATAAACTCCCGTGTATCGACGTTCAGCAATACGGGATTTGTAACCGCGCCGATCGCGCGGAACTCGATCCGGATACCGCTTTTCACGTCGCCGGAATTGTAGACGTTCACAATCAGCGACGGCTGGCGATAGCCGATTTCCCAGCCGTCGTAAAGCTCCAGCCCGTCCGGAACAGGGAATTCAAAGCCGCCGATCCACGTTGCTATGTCCTCGCGCGTTTCCGTTTCCTCTCTCCAAAAGGGATTAAGGCAAGACAAGCTAACCGTGAATTGCTCGAAGATCGGCTTTCGCTTGAAGATCGGCGCGTCGTCGATCTTGCACCCGATCACCCGTCGGAAGTCGCCGAAAACATACGTCAACGTTGCTTCGTACTGCGGATTTAATATGCGGTTCAGCTTCCGGCGTAGGTTCTGCGCCGCTTGCTTGTCCCGCTCCTTGATGTATCCCACGATGTCAATATCGCGGCTTTCGATCCGATACCCCAAGTACGTGTCGCCGTCTTGCCCCATGCTGTTGGTGCTGTAAATAGCGTTCCGCACGTCGGAAAGTCCGGTAACGTCCTTGAAGTTTACGTGATACGAAGAAGCGGGGGAAAACTCTATGCTTTCCCCGCGCTCGTTCGTGTAAATCAATTTTTCTTGTGTCCTCATGCCATAACCTCCCGCGCGATCTGCCGGAACTGCCGCGCCGCCTGTCTTTGCTGTTCGGCGTAGCTCGTTTCGTTCGCATAGATGTTTTGCACGACTTCAACGGAAGGCGTACCGCCGCCGCGCTTGTCGCGCCCCTCTCCGGAACGGAATTCCGGAACGGCGTTCGATGTTTCACGGCGGATCGTGCTTTCAACGTCGCGCATTTCGCGGGCGAAGCCCTCGCCCAAGCCCTGCGCCATGTAAGAACCGATACGGGCAAAAACCTTCGACGGGGAATTGATTTGCATTTCCGCTTCAACTGCCGCCACGATCTCTCTCATCATTGACCGCACTTTGCTTTCCAGCCAGCCGGACATATTTTGAAAGCCCTGCCAAATGCCGCGCACCATCTCTTCGCCCGCCGCCGTGAACTCCGATACGTAAGAGCGAAGGGCGGTAATAATGGGCTGAACAATTTGTGCGACCTTTCCCGTGATCTGCGGGATACCCGCGATCATGCCTTGCGCTATGCTCTTGTCGATGTTTGTTCCTTCGGTTACGAACTTTTGATGTTGCGCCGTGAATGCGGTAATAATGCTTTGTACGATCTGCGGGATTTTCTGCGTAATCTGTACGATCGCCGTTATCATTCCGGAAGCTATGTTCTTGTCGAAGTCCTGTCCGGCTTGATTGAAACGTTGTGCTTGCGCCGTCAATCCGGTAATAACCCGCTCGACGATCGCGTTCACCGCGCCGGACAAGCCTTCAATGTTCGCAATAATGCCGTTGTTCACGGCGTTTACTGCTTCCGCCGCCGTCAGCGCGCCCGCTCCGCCCATTGCGGCGGTCATATCGCCTTCAACGCCGCCCATGTTGTCGGTGAAGCCTACGCCCACGCCGTCCGCCATGTTGCCGCCGATTTCAGCGAATACCGTTGACGGGGAATGAATGCCGAAGAAGTCCTTGATACCCGAAACAAGGGACGAAGCCCAGCCGGATACCTTTTCCCACAACCACGAAGCCGCGCCGCTGATACCTTCCCACAAGCCGTGAAGAAGGTTTGCACCCGCGTTTACAAGCTCCCCGCCCAGCGACGCGAACGCTTGCACAATGCCGGAAACAATCTGCGGAACTGCCTTCACGATTTCAACTATGATCGTCGGCAAATTCTGAATGAGCGCCACGAAAAGCTGAACGCCCGCCATAATGATTTGGTCGATATTCCCGATCAGCGCGTTTACAATACTGCTGATTATCTGCGGGATCGCTTGAACGATCGTCACGATGATTTCCGGCAACGCCTGTATGAGCGCGACAAAAAGATCAATGCCCGCTTGAATGATTGTCGGCAAACTTTCCGTAAGTGCTGTTACAATCCCGTCTATGATCTGCGGGATTGCTTCGACAATCGCGGCTATGATCTCCGGAAGGGCTGTAACAAGCGCTGTCAAAAGGTCAACGCCCGTTTGTATTACTTGTGGTAAAAATGCAAGTAAGCCGTCCACAAGCCCGTTAATTACTTGTGGCAACGCCGCAATAATAACGGGGATCGCGTTCACAATTCCTTTTGTCAATCCTTCTAACAACGAATGCGCCGCGTCGATCAGCAACGGGATATTGTCGATCAGCGTTTGAACGATTTTCAATACAACGCCAACGATCGTCGGAACAAGTTTCGGAAGCGATTTCGCCAATCCGGTCGCAAGCCCCGCGGTCAACTGCGCCGCGCCCTCAATAAGAAGCGGCAAAAGCTCCGCAATGCCTTCAACCAGCGTTTCAACAATCTGCACCGCCGCCGAAGCAATCGTCGGCGCATTCGATACAATGCCGGAAATCAAAGACGTTACCATTTGAACGCCCATGTCGATAAACTCCGGCAATTTCTCAACAATCAGATTGAGAACGTCGGAAATCCCTTCGCCCAGCGCGTCCGCCATCTTCGTTACGTCGCCTTCCGCGTCCATGACGGCTTTAGAAAACTTCGTCATAATCGGGATGCCTTCGCCCGCCAGCGTGTCAAGGAAGGGAAGAGCGATCAAAGAAGCTGCGTTTTTCAACCCTTCCGCTCCGGCTTGAAGCACTTGTAATTTATCGTTGAAAGCCCCCAGCCTGTTTACTGCGTCCTCCGATAGAATGAAGCCCATTTGTTCCGCTTCGTCGCCTAATTCCTTGAACGCTTCCGAACCCGCTTCAATAACGCTGTTCAATTCCTGCGCGGATTTGCCGAACAACTGCATTGCAAGCGCGTCCCGCTCCGTTTCGTTCTGAATAGAACCCAGCGCGTCGATACAATCCCAATAAACGTCGTTGCTGTTGCGAAGCTCTCCGTTCGCGTCCGTCACGGAAACGCCCAGCTTCTTGTATGCGTCAGCATACGCCGCCGAACCCTTGCGGGCGCTGTCCATTGACTTTATGTTTTTTGCCATCGACTTTGTAAGCGTGTTTACTTCTACGTCGATAAAGCGGGCGGCGTAGGCGTACTTTTGAAGATCGTCCGTCGTCTGCCGCGTGAATGTCGCTTGCGTTATAAGGTCGTCGGCATAGTTAGAAGCGGATACCGTCAGCCCTGCAAGAGCGGAAGCCGCGCCCACAGCCGCCGCACCTAACGCGGCAAGCGCCGCGCCGAATGCTTTTCCGACTTTCCCGACGGTTTCCCCGACGGCTTCCCAATTCACTTTGGAACTTTTCAATTCTTCCGAAGTGCTTTTGATCTGCTTTTCGGTTTTCGCCATCTCCGCCTTTGTGTTGTTAAGGTTCGTTTGCATTTTCTGATAGGCGGGATCGGTCGGATCAATGCCCGCTTCCCGCATTTTCTTCAATGCTTCTTCCGCCGCTTCCGCTTTCTTTGCCTGTTCCGCAAGCTGTTTTTGCAAAATCTCCTGTTTTTTCGTCAGCGCTTCCGCGCCGGAAGCGTTGTCCGCAAACTCCGCCGTCGCCAGCTTCATTTCGGAATTGATTTCGCGAAGGGAAGAATTTATGCTATTGCAAGCGGCGCGATACTCTTTTTCGCCTGTAAGGTCGATTGATGTTTTGATCTGCTCTTCTTTCGCCATTTATATCCCCCCTAACACGTCGTCAATATCAACTTCTTTCGGAACTGGCTTGAAGCGATCCGGATTGAATTCACGATGAATTTTGAAAAGCGTCAAAATTTTATACGGTGTCATGCGCCATACTTCGGCTTCGCTCCACCGAAGAAGCGTTACGCCGATATAAAGAAGGCGGGCAAGGTCGATTATTCCTTGCCCGCCGTCATGTTTTTTTCGATGTCCTCTTCGTCGTCCTCGCCGTCCTGTTCGGGCGGTTCGGGTGTTCCGTTGTTGCCCATAGAAAACGCCTTGAAGATAGCCGTTTTCACTTCGGCAAAATTGCCCGTATGAATGAGCTTGCCCACCTGTTTTTCGGTAAGCGGTTCTTCGTCGTCCTCTGCACCCTCGTTCAAAAGCACGGTCAAAAGCCAGCGAAGATTTTTAATGCTGTCCTTTCCGGAAAGCACGGTATCAAGGCGATCAAAGCCGCCGAATTTATCCTGCATTTCGTCGATCGCGTTCAAACTGAAAAGAAGGTGTCTTTCCTTGTCCAGTACGATCGGGAAGCGTCCGTCTTTAATTGCACTCATAACAGAATAAGGCGGGAAGCCTTTTCAAGCTCCCCGCCGTTCCTCCTTTCAATTTCGATCAGCCGCCCGCGTTATTCGGTTCGCGAACGGTAGTAAACCAAGCCGTCGCCACGCTGTTCGTAGGCTCTGCGACGTGTTCAGCCTTCCACAAGCCGTCGGAACGCTTGATGAACTGCCCGACGATCTCCGGCGTGGTAAATTCGATACTGTCGCCCTTCGTGGTATAGTTTTCGTCCGGAACAGCAAACTTGACTTTGTAAAGCCAAATATACTTATACGTTCCACCCGCTTTCTTCGCGCGGAAGCCGATTGCGAAATACGGCGCTTCGTCTGTGTCTGCGCCATAAACAACCTTGTCCGCGTCCTGCTTCTGCCCAAGCAGTGCGGCAAGGTCAGCCGGAAGAAGATCGTTTACGTTCAGCGTGATTTCGCCGGAAACGAATTCTTTTACAACTTCGTCCGCTCCGTCGTCGGCGTAAAGGATCGCTTCGGCTACTTCCACGGAAAGCTCCGCCGAAATTGCCTTCGCCATTCGCACGGGCGTTCCGTATTCCTCCGCGCCGGACGTTCCGATCGTAATGGGCGCGCGGTAAAGATCGCGCAATCCGATTGTTGCCATTTGTCATACCTCCATGTACTTGATTTCAACGGGGACGTGATAATAGCCCGTGTCTTGCTCATACACTTCCGCGTTGATGGTTATTCCGTAGAACCCCGCCGCTTTCAGCGCTGTTTTTAAGCGCTGGAGAAGCGCGAAGTAATCCGTTTTTGAATAGATGTTAATTTGATACGTGTATTCCTGTGCGCCCTCTTCATCGTCGGAAAAGAGCGTGTCGCGTCCCACGACAAGCTGATAGGTGATAAAGCAAGCCGCCCGCCCGTTATATTTCAAACGGGCGACGGGAACGCCCAGCTTGTCAAGTAACGCTTTCAAAGTGCTGTCAACGTTCATTTTGCTTTTCCTCCCAAACGCGGCGCATTTCTGCCGTCGCTTCGTCCGCCGCTTTTTCGTTCGCCGCCGTGAACCACGGTCGCGCGGGCATATTTGAACGCCCGTAATTCAGCACGAAGCCTTTTTCGGCGTTGCGTACCCCGTGCCGATCTTTTCCCGTCGGCGCAATATCGACGTATTTTCCGCCGTTGCGCTCTTTTACTGCGGATACCTTGATCGACGCGGTTAAATCGCCCGTTCCTCTGCCTGTACTGTTTAATTTCTTTGTTTCCGCTTGAAACGCGTTCTTGATAACCTCGCCGCCAGCTTTCAGCATTTCCGGCACGGCTTCCATTGTCGCTTTGTCCCTCCGAAGCATTGCTTCTTGTACGTCGTCAAGCCCTGTTACGGTGAATTTAGCCATCTGCGCCGCTCCCTTCCGCTTCCGGAAGATTAACCAGCGTTAATTCCGTAAATTCTCCGTTCCCGTGCGTGTACGTCCGAAGGACGCGATACCGTTTCCCGCTTGAAACGGGATATTCCACGATCTGCTGTTCCTCATACTCGAAAGAATGAACGTCAAACTTCAATTCCGTTGTATATCCCGCCTGTTGCGCTTTGTAGAACTCCGAAAAGCCCACGGATTTCTTGTCAGCAAAAACCGTTGTCGCGTTTTCAATGCGGGCGACGGGGAAGCCGTGTTCGTTCGTTGACGGCGAAGGATCGGATAGCGCGATCAAGGTTATTTGTTCGCCCCATCTCATTTCGCCGCCACCCCGCTTTCGATATAATCCGCCGTCAGCGATAGCGCACATTTCAAATAGTCGTAGGCGTTGCGGTAGCGCTCCGCGTCGTCATTGAAGCCGAATTCCGCCTTTGCATAAAGCACAACCGCCCGATCAAGAAGGGGATCGCCCAGCGTTTTACTGGACGATCCCGCTTCCGCCGGAATGTTGATACCGACAAGGCGAAGATCGGCAATCGCCGCGTTTATGAGATCGGAAACTTCGCCGTCAAGCGCTGTCCCGCTCAACCGCAACGCCAGCTTTACCTTGTCAAGCATTTGTCAGCCCTCCCGCTATTAAGCAGTGACGAATGTCGCCTTCACGAAGCTTTCGGGATTTTTCAAGCCAGCGTCAAACAAGCTGTACGCGGTCTTAACCTCGTTCGCGGTTTTAGGCTCGATTGCGGAGAAGATTTCCAGCTCATCGTAATCGTTCGCGATAACCTGTCCCTTTGTGCCAAGGTAAATAACGTTGTCCGCGATTTCGTTATCAACCTTCACGGAAGCGCCGTAAATGCGCCCCGCAGTAATAGGGTCAACCATACTGTTAGGAACAAACAACTTGTTTTTGTTGCCGTCCTCAATGCCCGCAAGGTTGTTCCAAATGGTCTTGTTATTCGCGTAAATAACGCGTTCGCCCTTGCCTTTCAGCAGTGCAAACATTCCGCGAATAGCCGCGTCTGTGTACTTCTGTCCGGTCAGAATGTTGGCGGTGGCAATGCCCGCGCCCGCGATAGCAGAACCGCCGTCGGGCGCAACGCCGTCAAGACGATTGCGGATAACGCGGTTCTTCGCTACGGCGATACGCTCCGCAAGCTCATTCACCAGCCAAGCTTCGAACGCGTCGATAGACTTAAACTTCATCTTGCGGGACAGAACAGCGTGTTTCTTGATCTCAATACCTTCAAGGGACAGAAGATCAAATTCGTTCTCTTCGTCGTCGTTTGCCGTACCCTCTGCAACGCCCTTCGCGTCGCCAGCCTTAATAGACTTGCGGCGGGGAACGCCGAAACCGGAAGTCATGCCGGAATGTTCTGCGTCCTCCAGCATAGGGGACATACTCTCAACAAGATCAATAATCATATTGAGCGTTGCGGGCGGTACAACTGCGGCGCTGTTTGCGGTCGTTGCGGTAAATGCGGCGCGTTCCTCTGCGGACATATCGCCAAGAAGGGAAATTCCGCTTCTTACGGCAATGTTTTTCAGCCACGCGGAACGATATTCCGGCGTAGCGGAAGGATTGTCCGGAGTAGTAGCACCCCCGTTGTTGTCGGTCTGCTGGAAAGTGCGGATAACAACGCCCGCGCCCTTCGCGATATTGTCAAGAATGCCGTTGCGCTTCTCGGCGGCGGCAATCAGTCCGGCGCGCTCTTCGGTAAGCTGTGTGGTTTCCTGCTCCAGCGCGTCAATCTCTGCGGCGGTCATAGCGTCGCCGCGCTGTTCGATCTCCTGCTTGATAGCCGCAAGGCGGGCTTCGATCTCTTTAATTCTCATTGTGTTAAACCTCCGTCATTAGTTTGATTTTCAAAAGTTTCTTCCGGCGTTCCAGCCGCTCCTGCTGTTCCCTCTCGATCACTCCGTCGAAATAGGATCGTGCCGAAATATCGGTATCGGCGTTCGCCGGAATGGATACCGCCGAAACGTCGTAAACCTTCGCAATTTTCAAGATCGTGCGTGTGCGTGTGTCGCGGTCGTAGCTATCTTCCGATACGCGGAAAGCCCACGACATTTTCGTAACAAGTCCGTTCTTGATTTCCTCGAACATATCTTGCGCCGCGCGCGACTTTGACAAGTCCGCGAACGTGAAAAGCCCGTTATCGTTAGCTTCAACGCCCAGCGTCCCGTTGGAAAGGCGGGCAAGCACCTTTCCTTCGTGGTTATACTGCATGATTACGTCGGACATATCCGCACCCGCAAGGGCGTTCCGGTCGATCCGCTCGTAATATTTGTTCCCGTCCCACTCATACAGCAAATAGGGCTTGTCGAACGTTGTTGCGTAGCCCTCCACGTAGAAATCCGTATCAATTCGCTTCTCCGCCGCCGTCGGGATCAATAGCGGCTGGATCATTGTTCGGTACTCCCGATCCGTCTTTTTTGGCATTTGGTGTAACCTCCTTTCCCAATTCTGAAACTTCCGCGTATTCCTTGCGGATATAATATTTCTCGCCGCCCTCAACGTGCGCCATGTTCCAAACGTCCATAACGCCGTTGCGGTTCAGCAAGCCGCGGTCAAATAACTGTGTGCTGATATTCAGCTTCGTTTGATTGCTTGCGTATTGTAAGCGGTTCGCGGTAAACGTGATCGCGTTCCCGAAGGACAATTCCCGCGCCGTGTACGTCATATTCGACATAACAAGCGAAAGCTGGATCGCGAAAGGCTCGATCTTGCCTTCGTAATACGCGTTCCATTCGTCCTCCGTGTATTTGTTTTGCAGAATGCCCGCGTTCGTGCCGAAGTAGTTAAACACGTTTTCATTGATCTGCGCCATCTGCGCGGCGTTGACCGTGAACGGCTTGCTTTCGATCGGCTTCACGTCAGCAAACTTCGCGTCGTAGATCACCATTCCCGATTGATTTTCCGCCGAAAGGTTATCTGCCGTGAAGCGCTTTCGTTCCTTCGTGATGTCCTCCGGCTTCAACATATTTGCAACCTTCGCCAAGAAGCGAATAGAAGCCGAATTTTTAACGCCGTTGATAATTCCTTGATTTTGTGTATGGATCAACTGCATTGTGGGACGAAGCGCGGCGTTACTCTCGCCGAAGAAATCGTTTGTGTACTGAAAATTCGTCATTACGCCGACGCGTTCAAACTCAATCGCGGCTTTCTGCCCATTCCCGAAGGTGTAGCGCAAAAACGGAACGTTGTTATACTCGATAACTTCGCACCGTTGAGGAAGCAGGGGATAATACCCGATCAGCCCGCCGAATTCATCTTCAATCGGAACAATGAAGCAAGTATTATTCACCGAAAGGATCGTCGCGATCCTGTAAATGAACTTCGATGTATCCATGAACGGATTAGGCTTGAACTGCAATGTCCGTTCAAGGTTCTTTTGCGCCGTGCCGCTAATCTCCGGTTTCAGCTTTGAAGCGAAGGACGCGAACGAATGTATCGCCGCGCGCGTAAGCTCCATTTCGTAAATACTTTCCGGCGCGTTGCTGAAAACGGGCGTGTACCCGTTTAGCATTTTGAAATAGCCTTCCGCCTTCAAGTCGGCTTTCGGCTTCCGGAAGATAGTTTCAAAAACTCCCATGTTTTTATCACCCCGCATTTTTGAGCATTTCGCCGATTTCGTTATAATATTTCTGCCGCACGGTCAGCGCGTCGATCACGGAAACAAAGCCGTCAATTCTCGCCCGCTGTTCGATCTTCACGGGACGGAACTTCCGCGTTTCCATGTTGTGCTTCAATGCGACGTTGAGGAAGTGCGCCTTCAACAAGTTATTGTCGGCAATTTTGAAATTGCCGTCCTTGATAACGCCTTCAAACTCGCGGATCACGGGCGCAAGGTTTTCACCCTGCCATACGTCGTCCGTCTGCCAGCCCGCGTTCTTCAAGTCGTCGATCAGATATTGCGCGGAATAGCGGTCGTACCCGATCTTCAAGATATATATTCCGTACTGATCCCGAAGCATAGAAAACCATTCGTAAACGTCGCGATAATCGACGTGGTTTTCGCCGGATAGCTTGACGATCCCTTGCTTTACGAAGATGTCATACGGTACGCCGTCGATCGCTTGCGCCGTTTCAAGGCGGTTCGCGGGCATAAAGAATTGTGCGAAGGCATATAGAACGCCGTCCCGCTCGATCACGACGGAAGCGGCGGTCAAGTCTGTTGTTTGCGAAAGGTCTATGCCGCCCACGGCGTAGCTGTCCTTGAAATCCTCCAGCTTCGCGTGAATTCCTGCGCCGTCAACGACGACGTAATCAAGCCACGCGACGGAAGAATTCTGCTTGATATTGCAATACTTCGTAAGGAATTCAGCCCGCTTCGACATACTCATTTCGGCGACGGCGATTTCCTCTTTGAAGAAGTCCGGCGAAACGGAAACGCCCATATTCGGATTTGCTTTTTTAAGCTCTTCAAGGTCGTTCCATTTCTCCACGTCGTCGATCATGTAAAGCAGGGGAAGAAGGCGGCGTTCCTTGCTTCCTCCCTTCAAAAACGCGGTCGATCTCTTCATCAATTCGTCGAAGATACCGTCGTTTTCGTAACCCGCCGTTGAGATTGAAAGGATCATCGGCTGGCGGCGCGCGCCAAGCGCGGATTTCATAACTTCGTACTGCTTCAAGCCGCCGTCGCCGCGCCACGACGCGACTTCATCGTTCACGACTAAATGCGGATTGAAGCCGTCGGATTTCTTCGCGTTGAACGCAAGCGGCTTGATCGCGGTATTGCTTTCTTCGATGTAAATATCGGAACGGCGCTTCTTCGATAGGTCGGAAAGCTCCGGTTCTTTTTTAATCATCTGATAGAAATTATCGTAAACGATGTTCGCTTGCTCCAGCTTCGGCGCAAGGCAATATATTTTCGCGCCGTATTCTCCGTCAAGATACGCCATGTACGCAATGACGGCGGACGCAAAAAGCGTTTTGCCGTTCTTGCGCCCGATCACAATAAACACTTCGCGAAAGACGCGCGTTCCGTCCTCTTCGACGATCCCGAACATAACGGAAACGGCGGCTTTCTGCCACAACTCCAGCTTCAAAAGGTCTGTGCGCCCTTCGCAATGATGGCAAAAGTTTTCGATAAACCGAATTGCCTTGTTTGCCTTCTTCGCGTTGAAGGTGAAAAGCCCTTCTTGAAGCCCCTTCACGATGTATTCATACAGAAGGCGAACCCACTTGCCGACGGTTATATTTCCGGAAGAAATGCCGTCGTAATACTCGTAAATGTAATTTGAAAATGGCATTTTTATTCGTCCCGTAACGCCTGTAAACGGCTTTCCTTTTTCTTCTCCGGCGGTACAAGATCGCAAAGCTGTTTGATAATTGCGGCGTGATTTTTTGTCATGGCGATATGTGTTTTCACCGCGTCGCTTTGCTTCGTCCCGCTCTGATTTGCGCCGTTTTGGTATTCGACGGTGTAGCCCTCTTCGTTGATGATCTCTTGCAATTCTTCAAGGGATACCGCCATGAACGCCGCGTTCTTGATAAGGCTTTCGACGGTTTGCAACTTGTTTTTATCCAAGTCTTTGAAAATGCGCTTCAATCGGGAAAACTCCCGCTTGATCTTTTCTTCTTTCGTCAAGTCCTTCTTTGTCGCCATAAATATCACCCCCTTTTCCGGTCAACCCACACCCCCTTAAACGCGTACACCCGTTATGCGCGCGCCTGCGGAGTATTTTTAATCTCCCGCCCTCGGTGTCGAACCCTCCCTAAATTTTGAGCGAATAGGGGGGGGATATGAGGTTTCCCGCTTCGTCGAATGCGTACCGTTTTTTCTTGTCGTTCCTGTGGTGTTCTTTGTTGTGGCAATCTTGACAAAGCGCTTCGAGATTATCCCACGAAAGCGCTATGTATGGATCGTTGATATTCTGCTTCGTCAAGTATGTTTTGTGATGTGCGATCTTTGCGGTTACTGGATCGTCCGGCGTTGAACAACGTTCGCACAAGTAGCCCTTCGACTTCAAGAAGCTGTCACGGCATGAACGCCAAGCGTCCGAATTGTAAAACCTTTCCGCCCACGGCTTCATGCGGTTATCCTCCTTCCTGTGGAAAAGTCTGTGCAAAAGAGTAAAAGAAAAAGCCTTCCGTGCATTCACACAAAAGGCTTTATCCCGCGCTATTCAATTCGCAATAATTCAGCGTAATTATTATATCACGCGTAAGCGTCGCGGACAAGGTGCATTGTTTGGTCGCGTTTTGGTCATTTGTCAACGGCTTTCCGGTATGTCGCCGCTGATACCGCCGCCGGAATGCCGAATACGCATACCGCCATATCGTTGACGATCTTATTCCGCCAGCGGCGCGCCGTCTTTATCTCTTTGAGAATGCCCGCGTCGGAAAGCTCTTCCGCGATCTCTTCCCACGTCGCCGTTCCGCCCTCTCGCAGATTGCCGTTGATGTCCTCGCCGAAATAGTAAAGCCGGATCACAACGAATTCTTTATGCCCTTTGAAAAGAGAAATAGCGCGCGTCAAGCTGTCAAAGCCGGATTTCGTTTCTTTGAACTGCTTTTGTTTTTCCTCTCGCATTTCCTCGACGATCTCCGCTTCCGTCTTGCGCTGAATAAAGCCCTTCGCCTGTGGTGTCGTTGAAAACGTCTTTCGTCCTGCGTGATACTCAACTTCGCAATACGCTTCTTCATCGGCTACAAGCGCCGCCAGCTTCTTGTAGTTATACAACAACGTTTCCATTGCCTTGAAGTAATTTACGTATCCCGTGTTCTGTGTGTATGCTTCCGCCGCCCCTGCGCGCGCGGCTTCAAATACGGCTTCCCGCAACTCTTCGGAAAGCTCTGTTTGCTTTTTAGTCATGTGTGCCACCTCCGGTTAGATATTCGATAATTGTTCCCGCCGCCTGTTCCCAGCCGTAGCAAAGCGCGGCTTTGTAGCCCTGCGCCGAAAGAGCGTCCAGCCACTCCGATTGATGATCGCTTGTCCTGCCGCCGCGTCGCCGTTTAAGCTCTATGTAAAGCCCGTGATATTGCCCGCGCGCGACGGGCAAGCATAGATCGGGAACGCCCGCTTTCACGCCCTCCGCCCGAAGCCGTCCCGCTTCCGCCTTGTGTCTGCTCCCGCCGTTCGGGACGTGATAAAGCAAATTCAATTCGGGATATTTCCCGCTTTGCATAGCCGCCCACGAAAACAGCGTCATTTGCTCTTGCGCTTCCGTCGGAACGGGCATTTTATTTTTCTGCATTCTGTGATCCCTCCCGTTCCCAATCAGCAAAGAAGAAAAACGGCTTGTTCTGCGCCATTGCTTCGCCGAATTCATATTTCGCGCCTTTGCTCTCTTTCCAGTCCGGAAGAAAACAGACTTCGGCGCACTCTGCAAGCATAGCGCCGGACATACGCATATAGGCTTCCCACGTGAAGCCCTCCGCCGGAAGAAGCGCCGGATTTACGACGATGAAGCCGCCTTCCTCCAGCTTCTTTTGCGCGTTGTAAAACTTCGTGAAATAATACGGATCGCCCGTGATCTTTCCGGCAAGATATAGCGTCCTTTTTTCCTGCATTGTGTTTCCTCCCTTCATTCGTTGAAAATCGTTATTTGTGCCTTCCGCTGTTCCTGCTCCAAAAGATCGAAAAGCCGCATTTGCGCTTGTTCCTGTTCAAGCCGCGCTTGTGCCGCTCTGCAATAATCTTCGTCGATCTCAAAGCCGACGTAATCAAGCCCGCCTTGACGATAGCAAGCGATCAAGGAACTTCCGCTTCCGGCGTGTGTGTCCAATATCTTCATACCTTTTCGGGCGAAGAGGGAAAGAACCCACGAATACAGCTTCACGGGCTTTTGCGTCGGGTGAATTGTCCCGTCATTCAGCAATTCAACGCGATTGCATACGAAAACGCGTGTCGGCGTGTCGAAGCTGGTATATGCTAATTCGCAATCGCTCATTGTCAAGCCGTGTTGCCCCTTGTCCCATACAAGCCAGCCTTTATGTCCTTGTTCAAGATACGGAACGAAGTAATTTCCGCCCCATATCACTTGTGCTTTTGAAACGCGTTCCAATTCGCGGAAGTATTCGGGCGGGGGAATAGCCTTGTCCCAGCTTTTCCGGATATGCTCTTTCCGGTTATGCTTCGGATTGCCGCATACGCGCTTCTTCTGTCCGTCTATGCCGATACCGTAAGGCGGATCAACGATCGCAAGATCGAAGAAGCCGTCCGGAAACTCTTTCATTCCCTGCATACAGTCCATGTTATACAGCTTGTTCAATTCAAGCATACGTTGTTCACCTTCTTTCTTTTTCTCCCCCCCTCCGCCCCCCCGCGCGC